CCGCGCCATGCGGATGATGTCTTCTCGATTCATGTGATCTCTCCAGTCTCTGGGTCAACGTACTCAGGCGCGGTGAAGCGCACACCCTGCTGCGCACCGAAAGCCTCGATCAAGTCCTGCAGCTCGCTCATCTCTGGCTTGGTCATCTTGCTGGTGGACTTGCCGAGCACCACAAAGCCGCCATCGATGCCAGGCACAACGTCCTGCTTGGTCATCGAGGCGGTCATCACGTGCTTCCATTCCTCGGCGCTCAGCTTGCGGCCGTACCAGTCGACCTGCTTGGCCACATCGGTCAGCATGGCCCATAAACGTGCGTTCTGAGCCAGCGTGCGGGTTTCGGGCTTGATCTCCACCACCATGCGGTGGCCAGCCATCAGCAGGGACTTGAGCAGCGGCCAGATCTGTTGCGTCAGGACTTTGTGGGCCTGCACCGGCTCCCACAGCGTGAATCGTTGGCGTTCGGTCATGTCAGGCACTCTCGGACTGCGATCCAGCACTCGTCGAGGCTGAGGGGGGTTTCGTCAATGCCTGGCGGACGGATTCCAAGATGCGCTCCCGGCCAGGGTTCTGCGGGAATCTCTCGATGGCCGCCAACATCCCGGCTGCCGCCTGTTTGTTCGGCCGGGTGCTCAGCACCAGCCGGGTGCAGCACGACAGGCATCCAAAGTGATACTGGCCGGACAGCGGATTCTGTGCGTGGGCTTGGCAGGCTGTGCATGTCATTCGCCCTCCTGGATTCTGAGCGCCTTGCGTGCGCACTCGATGCTGCCCAGGCTCACACGGTCGCCAGCGGCATGTCTGGCCAGCAGCTTGCGTGCCCAGTCCTTGCCGTCGTTCATAGCCTGGAACTCGATCGGGCCGATCGGCTTGGCTTCTGGCGGTGGCAGTCTGCGCGGCTGGTCGTCGGTGAAAGTCTGGCGCGGCATCACAGCCCGGCAGATCGCCTCAAACTGAGGCAGGTTTGGCGGGAAGTCCGGGCACTCGTCGGCCAGGCGCTTGGCTGCCGTCTCGATCGTGTCCGGTGAATACTTGGCCAGGGCAGATTCCCAGACCAGCATCGCAGCCCGGATGCCCTTGTCCTTGCCGTTGGCGTCGCGCTCGCCTGTGGAAAACTTGGTGGTGAACAGGCTGCCGTAAGACCCGTGCAAGATCAAAAACAGCTTACGGATCGTCGGGTTGTCGCCTTTGGGCGCGGGTTGTTGGCCAGCGTGCTGGATGGCCTGCTGTGCAATGGTGGCGAGGTTATTCATTGTCGAACACCCCATCAAAGATCGCCCGAGCTGCTGCAGCGTGCTTGTGCTCAGTGCGACCAGCCGTCCGGGCCTGGTTCTGCCTTCTCACCCAGTTGCGCCAGGTGGCATCCCAGTCGGTCTTGACGCCCTTCTGGCCAGGCTGTGCGATCCAGTAGTCCCTGAACTCGTCGAACACCTGCCGGGGCACAAGGTCTGGCCGTTCCTGTTTGCAAAACTCAAACCAGTCTGGCGGAAGAAGGCAGTCTGCTGGCAAGCGCGTGCCGCGCTGCTTTGTCTTCTTGTGTTCTGGGTCTTGTGTAATGTGTCTTGTGTATTGTGTAGCATTGCTTTCGCTATGCGTTCGCATTGCGTCCGCATCTCTTTGCTTGCTCCACCGGGCCTTGGCGCTCTCGCTGGCCTTGCTGGACTTTTCGCCAGCCCTGGCGATTTCCTGATCTGCCCGGTGGTTTGCCCATCCGGTCTCAGTGCGAATGAAGAACTCCTGCAAAACGACCGCAATGCAGTCGGTATGCGTTCGCATCCGAATCAGGCGTGCGATCTCGCTGGTCTCCAAAGGCAAAGGGGTCTCGTGAAGGTAGTACCAATCGAGCATCCGTCGATAGGCCAGGTCTTCAAGATCGGAAAGGTGTTCAGTGTGGCTTTTGTAATCGCCAATATTGAACTGGTAGTAGTGCATCGTTACCTCACATCATCGGTAGTCATCACGAAAGAATCAGCGGCAGGACGGTGATGAGACGTCTTTTCGGGAGCTACCCTAGCCGTGATTGCCACTCAATTTACCTCAGACCAGCAGGCCATTCAAGGATTTTCTGAAGCCAGGGCCGAACTTCTTTTCCAGCACCGGCCGCCATTTGTGCGCCACGCCATTGCGAGTCCAAGCCTCCACGGCCTGGCCACTGGTGGCTCCCAAGGCCTGCGCCACTGCCTTGTAGGAGCCGAGGCTCTCACGGGCAAAGGCCAACACCTGTGCGAAATATTGGTCGTCTTTCTTCATGCCTCAAACTTTACCACGATTTTGCATGATTCGTGCAAAAATATTTTTTGCCGATCGCACAAAATCCTCTTGCACCATGCTATGATTCGTTTCACCAACAACCAACCACGAAAGGCGAACACGATGGATTACCTTCACCCAGTCATGCAAGAGGCCCTGCGCGGCTTCGCACTACCCCCACAAGAAGACCTGGAAAACGACCAGGATCGTTTCGAGCACGAAGTTCAATCCCAACAGGAGACACAGCAATGAAAGAGATCGCAGCAGCATTGGTCAAGGCCCAGCGAGCATTCGGGCCTGCACTCAAGACCAGCTCAAACCCCCACTTTAAGAGCCGATACGCTGACCTGGCCGCCTGCGTCGAGGCCGTCATGGATGGCCTGAACGCCAACGGCATCGCCCTGGTGCAGCAAACCCACGAATGCGAATCAGGCGTGATCGTCGAGACGGTCTTTGTCCACGAATCCGGGGAAACCTTCTCGGCTGGCAAGCTGCACGTGCCTGCGGTCAAACACGACGCCCAGGGCTACGGCAGCGCCCTGACCTACGCACGCCGCTACAGCCTGATGGCTGCCTGCGGTATCGCGCCAGAGGATGACGACGGCAACGCAGCCAGCAAGCGCACGCCAGCGCCGGTGCCTGGTTATGGCGAGTACGAGGCCGAGACATTGCCAGCCATGCGCGACGCCGCTATGCAAGGCAGCGAGGCACTGGCTGCAGCTTTCCAGGCATTGCCCAAGTCGGCGCACAAGGCCGCGTTCTGGCAAGCCCAAGGCCCAGCCCTCAAGAAGGCAGCCAAGACCGCAGACGAGGGGGCAGCATGAGAATCATCACTGCCGACCAAGGGACAGAGCAATGGCACCAGGCACGTGTCGGTGTGCCTTCCGGCTCAAAGTTCAGCGACATCATGGCCAAGGGCAGCGGGGCAACCCGCGCCACTTACCTGACGGCTTTGGCTTTGGAGCGCATTACAGGGGTGCGTGAGGAGTTCAAGACCACGTTTGCGATGGAACAAGGAACAGAGCGCGAGCCGCTGGCCAGATCAGCTTACGAGGCGCACACCGGCAGTCTGGTCGAGGAAATTGGCTTCTGCATGCACGACACGCTGCAGGTCGGCGTCAGTCCGGACGGTCTGGTCGGCAAAAACGGCATGACCGAATACAAGTGCCCGATGCCAAAGACCCACCTGGAGTATTTGCGCCTGGAGGCAGGAAAGTGCCCGACAGCCTACCGCTGGCAGGTGCAGGGCCAGCTTTGGATTGCAGAGCGCGAGTGGTGCGACTTCGTGTCCTACAACCCAGACTTTCCAGAAAACGCGCAGATGGTCATTCGCCGTGTCGTGCGTGACGACAAAGCCATCAAGGAGCTGGAGGCCGAGGTGGTCAAGTTTCTGGAGGAAATCGAGCGCGAGGTTGAGTTCATCCAGTCTTACAAGGACGCATCATGAGAAAAAACATCGTTTTGAGCTGGGACGCCGAAACTGGCATGGTTTACGACGCACGCGACACGTATGTCGGATGCAATCTCAACTTAGTGTCGACTGGGGACGCGGAGGCGTCCACCAGAACACCGATCGACGACTTGGTGAAGCTGCGAAATGCCGGTTTCACGACGGACGAAATCATCGAGCTCAAGCGCAAGGAGCTGATATGAAAGGCCGCGACCTTCGAGATTCAGGCATCGCTCGCGTGTCCATTGGCCGCGAGGAATGGATCGCCAAGGCACGCAGCACAGCGGTGGCAATCGCAAAGCGTGCTGGCCAGGTGACCATCAACGACGTTCGGAAGTTCATCGAGCTGCCGGACGACTACCACCCAAATACCTGGGGCGCGGTTCTGAGGGGTGACGCCTTCGAGCCGATTGGATACTGTCAAGCAACCCACCCATCAGCCCACGCTCGGGTCGTTCGGGTTTACAAACTGAAGGAGCAAGCATGAAAGCAAACGGACTGGCACGCATCGGCAAAGACGCCGAGGTGCGATACACACCAGGCGGAGCAGCGGTGGCCAACGTCTCGCTGGCGTTCACCTACGGCAAAAAAGGCGACGACGGAAAGCGCCAGACGCAGTGGGTTGACGCCTCGCTGTGGGGTCAGCGGGTGGAATCGCTCGCGCCGTATCTGACCAAAGGCAAGCAGATCGTGGCCTACCTGGAGGACGTGCACATCCAGACCTACACCAAAGGCGACGGCACGCAGGCCAGCAAGATGGCCGCACGCATTACAGACCTGGAGTTTGTGGCCGGTGGTGAGCAGGCAGAGAGCCAGCCGAGACAGCAGTCAAAGCCACAGTCAGCGCCACAGTCGCAAGGCTCAGGCTTTGACGACATGGACGACGATATCCCATTCTGACCACCAACCCCAAGGAGAAAACCATGAACGTAGCACGCGAGATGACATTCGGAGAAAAGGCCGTCGGCTTGACATTCAACCCAAGCGGAGACCCGACAGTTGAAGCAATCAAGCGCAAGTGCGCAGACCTGATCGACGAGATTCACGAGCTGCGCACCAACCAGCCAAACGCAGAGATTGCACGAATGGCGAGTTTGGCCATCACTGAAATTCAGGCTGGCCAGATGTGGGCAGTCAAGGCAGCCACCTGGAAATTCTGAGGAGCAACCATGAGCACACGCATCTACCTGGTCACCGACGTGGAGACCAACAAGCACCGCCTGATTCGCGCAGGCAACCAGGCCCAGGCCATTCGACACGCAGCGCAGACGCGCTTCGACATCGAGGTGGCTGGCCAAGATGATCTGGTGAGCCTGCTGACCAGTGGCATTCCGGTCGAGCTGGCCGGTGGGCCTGCGACGGCCGACATGTTCGAGGACGCCAAGGAGACAGCATGACCAGCAAGAACAAGACCCAATACGTGACCGTTCGCCTGCCGGACGAGATCATGGCAAAGCTCAAGGCCGAGGCCGAGCGCAACACGCGCAGCCTGTCCGCCCAGGTGCTGCACTACATCCGGCTGGAGCTGGACAAGGTGAAGTCATGAGGCGCGGCTTGCAATTCGACATGGAGTGGTTCAAGCGTCGCTGGCCACTGTTCGCCGTCGGTATTGAGGACAATGAATTCATCCTGCGTTTGTGGGTGGTCGAGATCACTGTCTGGAGATACTGATGGACAAGCGGCACATGCTCATGGCGTACCTCAAGCCATCGAAAATGCACCTGGCCGTCTGCAAGGCCGCTGGCTGCGGGTGCCGTCCCGCGCTGGCGGTCTTTTTCGACCGAGTGGAAAAAACCTTCAGCATTTTGGAGTTCAAGCCATGAATGAGAACGAAGCCAAGCTGGACATGCTGGTGGCCGAGCTGGACTACGAGAACCGGCTCCTACGCGCCAGAAACGACCGCCTGATGCGTGAGGCCGAGGCGACCAACTTCGACCGCACAGCGGCCTGGCTGAAGGCCTGCGGCAAGGAACAACTGAATCCTGCGCACCTGTCCGTCCAGATCGGTGTGCACTTCGAGGAAATCGTCGAGCTGCTGGAGTGCATCGAGACCGACTGCGTGGAGGACAACGAATCGCTGTGGTGCATTGCTGATGACCTACGCCTGATCGCCACCAGCCTCAAGAAGAACACCACCCAGGCCTTCATCAAGACTGGCAAGGAGGTGGCCGCGCTGGACGCCTTGTGCGACACCGAGGTGACCGGCAACGGCATCGCCTACCTTGCAGATTTCGACAAGAACGGTGCCGACAAGGAGGTGCTGGCCAGCAACGAATCCAAGCTGGTCGACGGCAAGCCAGTGCTGCTGCCAGGCGGCAAGATATCAAAAGGCCCAAACTACAAACCACCAGAACTCGAAAAGTTTGTGTAATGAAAACCACATCACTCACACAAAAGAGGCTTCATGAGCTTCTCATCTACGATCAGATGACTGGCGTATTTACAAGAGCGAAAGCTGTGAATGGAAGAACAAAAAAAGGTGAAATTGCTGGACGAAAAAACGCAGATGGTTATGTCGTAATCAGTGTGGACAACGTGTCGCATGTTGCACATCGTCTGGCATTTTTATGGATGACAGGAGAGCATCCAAGTCATGAATTGCAAGTTGACCATATAAACGGGATTAGAGACGACAACCGATGGGAAAACTTGAGGCTAGTTACAGCGAATGAAAATCAACACAATCGCCATCATGCAGATATTTTCTCTGGAAGAACGAGCAAGCGCCTGGGCGTCTGTTTTAAAGACAGGGGCCGTAACCGATGGGAGGCAAATATTCGTGTTGAAGGCAAGCTGATATATCTTGGACGATATGCCAGCGAAGATGAAGCCTCCAATGCTTACATGAAGGCCAAAGCCTATTACCATCCAACGGCAAAAATTGTCTGTGATATGACATGAAAAAGCGCAAGTTGACAAAGCGGTACACCATGATGGACGAGCTGCTGGCCAGTCCGACCGAGCCTTTGCCACAGGCTTGGCGGACGAGCCAGCTCACCAAGATGTACGAAGGCCTGCACCAGCTCGAGCAAGGCGACGATCCGCAGCCGGACGACTGGCGTCTGGTATCGGACGCCGTGAACCTGGTCGAGACGTTGGTGGTCGAGATGAAGGTCTGCGAGGACGCCAACGGCCTGCTGATGGACGCCATCACGGCCTTGGCCAAGGCAGGCAAGCGCAGCAAGGCAGGGCAAAGCCTGCGCCTGGACGGTGAAGGCATCGTGGCCGTGCGCTCGATCCTGCGCGACTACGCCGAGCTGCTGGACGTGCTGCCAGCCAGGACGATGGTGCGATGCCACCGGCTGACCGAGAAACGCATCCAGGACATGCTTGACGGAAAGCGCAGGCCGCATGATGTGGAAATCTGCGACTTATAGGGATAACCCCTACAAAATAATTTTGTAGGTTCGTGGGTGTTTGTGGTACTATCAAGGCATCAACACAGGAGAACTCGATGAAGCACTGGAAACACACTCAACACCCCTACAGCGACGAGATCAAGCGCCGTCTGTTTATCACCAAGACACAGCGCCGTTGCGAGGCTGCAGCAGACTACCTGCTGGCCTTGGCCATCGGATGCGGCATGGCCGCCTTGCTGGTTGCCTGGTGGAGTTCATGATGCAAATCGAAAGCCGAATTGCAGGAATCCCATGTCTGATTGAAGTGACCCACTTCGAGAGCGTGCGCGGGTCGTACAGCTACAACGCGCCAAGCGACATGGACTATTACGGCTACAGCGAGTGCGAGTGGGAAGTACTCGACCGCAATGGCCGCCCGGCTGCCTGGCTGGAGCGCAAGCTCACAGACGCCGACCGCAGCCGCATCGATCAGGAGATCGAGGAAGCCATGACCGAGGATGCGTACTGATGGACGCGCTTGGCCACTACGACAGGCTGTATGGCGATCTTGGCCTGTCTCCAAAGGACGCCGCCCAGTGGGTGTTTGTCTCAGGCTGGAACAGCGCCATGCAGGAGGCTCTGGAACGCATCCAGGCAATGCCGCTGCAGCCGGACACCAAGGCATCGTTTGCTGTCTATTTCCAGCAAATGATGCACATCGACCCGTCAACTATTCAAGCGAGGATGCAATGACGCCGACACTTTTAGACATGGCACGTAAAGCCGGGTTCACTGTTTGCCGAGAAGAATCGACACTTGGCGAAATGCTTGAATCCTTTGCCAAACTCATCATCGAGCATGAGGCTGCGAAATGGTATCCGTATGGCTCACTCGACGATGTGACGCGAGACTTGAAGGCTGAGGTTGAGGCCAGCAACAAGATGCATGCTGAACTGCTGGCGCTGAAGGTTGCAGCGCGGCAAGCGTTGGAGGTGTTGGACTGGCTACTAAAAGAAGACCCATGGGCAAAGCCGGATGTGATTGGAGTTCGCAATGCCCTGCGCCGTGGTCTTGAACAACCAACCGATCTTCCACCTGACTTTATCAACGCCTTGAAATTCGATGTGGCGATGCGCGATACAGCCAATGAACCTGTGGCATGGGCTACGGCAGTCGGCAGTAACGCCCATATATCGTGGGGTAAAGATCGCCCCGACTACCCGATACGCTACGAAGTGCCTCTCTACACCACCCCACCCGCAGCACCTGTGCAGGAGCCGGTAGCGTTTGACTTCCAGAAAGCACTCAAACGTGCCTACCACCTTGGGCAAAACTACTGGGCTGACGCAGACAGCGAAAGCTATTCAGCAAACAAGCGTGCAGAAAAACACCGTCAAGCGTTTGAGGCTTTGTGTGAGGAAGCACTGAATAGTCAAACTGTCACCCGCACAGCCGCAACAAAGATTCGCAAGTACGAACCAACCATCGACTTAGGCAAATACGCCGGAACTTATGGTGGCTACATCAAGGAGAACGACAATGACTGACTGGACTACCATTGAGCAAATAGCCTTTGTCTTTTTTGTGTTCTGTTTTGGCTTTATTTTGGGTGTTAATTTTTGTCTTGGTGTGTTGATGTGGAGAAACACAAAATGACTGAACAACCATTAGCCATGCAACTGGCTGACTCGGCTGATACCTGTCAACTCACGGTACATGATTGCGCTTTGGTTGCCAAAGAACTGCGCCGATTACACGCAGAAAACACTGATTTGCTGAATGCATTGAAGCGCATTTTGGATGAGCCAAACAACACCATGAGCGATGGCAAGGCGATGAAAGAAATCATCAGGATTGCTCGCGCCGTATTGGAAACAACAGAAGCAAAGCTGCGCAAGGAAAACGCCGCCTAACGCTTTCCAGCCCTCTGCCTGGCGTTGGTATCAGCCTGCCACTGATCGCGGCACTCTGGGCCACAGAATCGCCTGTCAGCGGCCACAGGCTCTTCGCAGTAGTGGCACAGGCCAGTTGGATCAAGTCGGTGGTGTGGCTGCCTGGCGGTGGTCAGGCAGGCCTCGCGCTCTTGCTCTTCGCGTAGGGTAGCTTGGTCGGAAACGTCGGTCATAAAAAAAGACCCGGCACAAAGGCCGGGGAAGGCTGCAGAAGCAGCAGGAGACAACCTGCTATCGCTTCATGGCTGCTGCAATGGATGGGGCCACCTTCTCAACGCTGCGGCCTACGACATAACCACCAAGACCAAACTCGACGATGCTCCAGAGCTTAAGGTATTCGGCCTCTTGCAGCCCAGGAGCTGCCCAGCCAAACCACCTGGCCACGATCAGGCCAACAAACACCAGCATGGTGAGTGGTCGCCAGTTTGCCGCCAGCCAGTGCGTGCTGGCTGCCTCGGTGTTGATGATCTTGGCAGCAGCCGATTCAATTTCAGCCTGGTGGCTCAGCAGCTGGCGCATGGCCTCTGCCTCTGCCTTGGCCTTCTCGGTCGGATCAGGGAACAGGCTGCCAACGATCTGGCCAATGATCGGGGCCAGTGCCGGGACAAGTGCTTGGATCATTGGTACTCCCAGATCACGTTGGACGGCAGGCCATGGCCACCCAGGCCAAGGTGCACGAAGTTTTTGGCAATGCCAATGCGGTGGAATCCGTGCTTGAGCGCCAGGCGGATCAGATCGAATCGGTCGCTGCCAGAAGTGCACGCAATATCGCAGCACATTCCACGTGTGTGCTCTCCATCAGATCGTCCTTTCCTAGCCTCCACAGGGTGTGTGGGGTGCCTGTAGCCGCTGGTGATAGTCATGGGCCGACCGTACTCTGTGCGCAGGGCCTGAAGGCGCTCCATGAAGTCAGGAAGCATTCCATTCAGGCCGGTGTGCTTGCAGTCGAACTCTGCCTTGGTGAAGTTGGGATAGTCCGACCAGTCCATGTCAATGGCCTTTCCAGTGGCTGGCCATGAAGCCAACCAGCGCAGAAAATCCTGATGCGATACTCATTCCAAGCCAAAGGCCGCCCTTGGACTTGTTGGCCAGGGCCACAAGTTCCTCAAGCTGGCGCTCCATCTTGTCCATCTTCTTGTCCATGTCCTGCACGCGCTGCCACAGAACTCCATACTTCACGAGGTCAATGCCGCCATCCTTCTCTTCCGCCATGTCAGGACACTCCATCGATTACAAGCCCTGGCCGGGCGTGACGTAAACCGTGGTCGCGCCAGAGGCGAGGCCGCTGAAGTAGGTGTCCTTGTTGAAGCGGATGATTTCCACAGCACCAGGCACCAGCACAATGGCCGGAGACGGATTACCAGCCACAGGAGCCACGGCATTGGCCTGGGCAGCAGCAGCAGTTGGGCCAGTGCCCAAAAACACCGTGTCGCTGCCTGCGTTCACAAAACGGTACTGACCAGCGTTCTGCGGGTTGAACTTCTCATAGACGGGAGCTTGGACGCCAGCAGGTGCTACAGCAGCAGCAGCCACGACAACGGTTTCGCCAATCGGGTTGAATGCAATTTGGGAATTTGTGGACATGTCAGACTCCTTGTGCAGCAGTGGCTGCCTTGTATGCCTCAATCACTTCAGGCGTGTGAGTTGCTGCGCAGATGGCCTGCACGCGAGCATCTTCTGCGCTGTAGTCATCGCCAGGGGCTACGACATGGCGGTGGTAAGTTCCGCTGATCGGCTTACCATTTTCTAGGATGGATGTGCGCGTGCGGACTTGGACGCAACCGCTTTCTAAAACTTCGATGCGGTCGACAACTGTTTGTTTTTCGAGAGACATGATGGTTCCTTATGTTTAGGCTGCAACGTATGAAAATGAAATCCACAGTTCAGTGTTGGCTTGCATCTGTGGCGCAGCGTTTTGCCAAGCTGCCGCGCCGCCAACCCACAATTCCAGATAACTGATGGTCTCTTGCACGATTCCGAATAGATCAGCAGCATTGGCGCTGACCATGTTGTTGCCAACGACAGAGCAAGATCCACTTGCGGAAAAATCCTGCAGATTCGCGCAAGCATATGGCAGCGATATGCGGACAGCTCCAAGCGGACTTGAGACAGATTGCACGATCAACGCGCCTGTCACAGTAACAAGACGACCAACTTTGGTGTACGACAGCGTGTCCCAGTTGGCGTACAAGGAGATCGTGCCACTTGCAGAGGCAGTGATTGTTGGCGAATGAA